ACTAATAAAGGGTACAAGTACAATCTTGTATAAGTAAATGAAAGCACCACAACGTTCATTGCTAAACTGGGGTAAACAGAAATGGAGAACCAAATCTGGCAAGAAGTCTAGTGAAACTGGTGAACGTTACCTTCCTTCTAAAGCTATCGCTGCTCTTAGTGATTCTGAGTATCGCGCTACAACCAGAGCCAAACGAGAGGGTAAGGCAAAGGGTAAACAGTTTGTGGCTCAACCGAAGAAAATTGCTAACAAAGTAAGGAGATATAGAACTTGAGAACTTGCGGTAATTGTACTTTCTGGGAAAGATTTAGTGATGGTGAAGGTGATGTAGATTTTGGTGAATGTAGACGCTATCCACCAAATGTACCAGTTCATTCTAAAGACCCAGAACTAGTTTATTATAATCATGGTAAGGATTCTAAAACTGTATATCATACAAGTGTGTGGAATACTCAAACAGAACTTTATGATTGGTGCGGTGAGTTTATGACTGCAAACGAACTCTTAGCTAGTAAAGGAAAATAAGATGCCAAACATTAATGGAAAGAAGTTCCCATACACAAAGAAGGGAATAGCTGCGGCTAAGAAAGCGCAGGAAGAAACTAAGAAGCCTATGAAGAAAAAGAAAAGCTTAATGTCAGGAAGTTACAAGTAATGGCTTTTTATTTAACGAGTGGTGAATTGTATGAAGGCGAAACTCACGTTCTAGCAGGTAATACTTATAGTGGTAAGACGAGAACTTATGAGTCACGCCGACTCGTGGAAGGGCCAGAACCAACGAGAGCCAGAAGCTCCAATGGCAGACTCAAAGGTGACGACCCCTCCACGATTGATATAAACGAAGCGTATGAGAAACCCAAGCCCAAAAGGAAGCCTAAGAAAAAATAATGGTTAGACCTACATACGAGACTGAGGCTGACCTAAGTAGAGAAGAAAACATTGCTAGATATGCAGCGCGTAAGTGGGGCTGCGCTATGCGTAAACAAGACAAATACAATCAGTTTGATTACCTGATAATAAAGGGAAAGGACCTAAAAGCTTTTGTGGAAATCAGAACAAGGAAACATATAAAGGGTACTTATCCGACCTGTTTTGTATCGGCTAACAAAGTGCAAGCTGCCTTTTCTATGCGTCTTGCCACTGGCTTGCCGTGTATATTCTTAGTCGGATGGAAAGATTGTATCGGGTGGGCATCTTTGACTGAGATGTATAAAATAACAATAGGCGGCAGAACAGATAGGGGAGACCCTGCTGACATTGAGGCTGTAGCTGAAATACCAATAGAGAAGTTTAATATATTCAAATGAGTTTTATAACTACTATATCCCAACAAGATCTGGATTTGCTTAGAGGCATAGTTCGCAAAGTGCATCTGGCACATGTTGAGGCGAAAGGATTAGCAACTGATGAGCAGTGCGACAAGTTAATAGAAAGCATTGGCCCAGAGATTGTAGAGAAGATGATTAAGTTTGGCGTAGATAAGGGATTGCGTTGATAAACTTTAAATACAAACCTGATGGTGAAGTCTTAAAGAAGTTTATGAAAGACAACACTTTCTTTCGTGGCATACGAGGCCCAGTAGGATCTGGTAAGTCTGTCGGCTGCTGCATCGAAGTATTTAGAAGATCGCTTGCTCAAGAGAAAACTCCTGATGGTATTAGGAAAAGTCGTTGGGCAATCATAAGAAATACCAATCCACAACTTAGAACAACTACTATTAAGACTTGGCTTGATTGGTTTCCTGAGAATGAATGGGGTAAGTTTACTTGGTCTGTGCCTTATACACATCACATAAAGAAAGGTGACATAGACCTTGAGGTAATCTTCCTTGCTCTTGATCGTCCAGAAGATGTTAAAAAACTACTGTCCCTCGAATTAACAGGCATCTGGATTAACGAGGCAAGGGAGATACCTAAGAGTATTATTGACGCTTGTACTATGAGGGTTGGTCGTTTTCCTTCTATGCGTGATGGTGGGCCGAGTTGGACAGGAGTTATTGCAGATACCAACGCACCAGAAGAGGATCATTGGTGGCCTATCATGTCTGGAGAAGTTCCAGTACCAGATCATATTCCTAGAGAGCAAGCTAAGATGTTAGTTAAGCCTGACAACTGGCAGTTCTTTACACAACCATCTGGCATGAAAGAAATATACAATGAAGATGGTGAGGTAGAAGATTACAAGGCAAGTGATTACGCAGAGAATAAAAAGAACATGCTTGGTAATTACTATGAAAACTTAGTGCAAGGTAAAACAAAGTCTTGGATTGATGTCTATGTTATGAATAAACTAGGCACGATACAGGACGGAAAGCCAGTATATCCAATGTTTGCTAGTGAAACACATATTGCTAAAGAAGAAATACCAGTAGCTTCGGGGCTTCCTTTGTATATAGGAATAGACTTTGGCCTTACTCCTGCCGCTGTTATTGGTCAAAAGGTTAGGAACAGATGGTTAATACAGTCAGAGGTTGTTGCTTTTGATATGGGCATTGTTAGATTTGCAGAGGTTCTAAGAAATGAAATTGCTACTAGGTTTTCTGAAGCTTCCGATGTCTATATATATGGTGATCCAGCAGGTGATTTTAGGGCGCAGACGGACGAATCTACCCCTTTCCACATACTTAGAGGTGCAGGTCTACGTGCTTTTCCCGCTCCGAGCAATTCGGTGGATCTCCGCTTGGAGTCAGTGGCGCAGCAACTTAACAAGATGGTTGAGGGTAAACCTGCGTTTTTGATGGATAGAAGATGCCAACAACTTATCAAGGGTTTTGAGGGTGGCTATGCTTACAAGCGTATGGAAGTAAGTGGTGAGAGATACGCAGACAAACCTGATAAGAATATGTACTCTCACATACACGATGCGTTACAATATTTGTTGTTGGGTGCAGGAGAAGGACGCGCTTTGATGTCAAATCAGAAACCTTCTCAGGTAGTTCAAGCTAGAAAAGACTATGATATATTTAACAGGAAACCTAAAAGTGTGGCAAACAAGCCTAGCGTTTGGTCACTTGTGCGTTGAAATTTGTTTTGAATTGTGTTTACCAATAGGTAACAAGGAGTTTTGTTATGTGCGTTACGAAGAAAAAAGCTGTTAAAACCAAAACAGCTAAAAAGGTTTCTGTCAATGGTAAAGCAGTTAGAGCAGCAGGACCGACTACTACGGTTAGGCCAGAACCAAGAGAAGGCACTCAATTAAGCTATGAGAATCTTCAAGCAAGGAATCCTGCATACCAACAACAGAAAGCTAATAAAGCAAAAAGAAAAAAGAAAGCTAAACAAGCAGCCCTTAGAGATGCGACTACTACTACTGACACTACTACTGACACTACCACTGACACTACTACTGATACCACAACCGATACAGATACTACAGTTATAGGCGATAGCGTTGGGGATACATCTGTAACAGCAGAAAGTATTTACACCCAAGACCCCGACGAAGCTATGAAAGCTCAAGAGCTTTTAGCTCAAGATGAGCTAAGGCGGCAAAGAATAAAAAGAGCTAGAGCAAAGCAGTCTTTGCTAAGAAGAAGAGTAGAAAGAGATAGAGAAGTTGGATCTGGAAGAAGAGTCCTGTCTGGATCTGAAAAAGAACTTAATGTTCAAAGTAGACAAGCAGGTACAGGTCGCAGAGGCGGCACTGGCAGAAGATCTTTAATTACTGGTTCTACTGGTGGAATCGGCTACTACAGTAGGTTTTTATAATGCATGATCCAAAACAGAAGTTAGAACGATATGAAAAAGCTAAAGCACATAGGCAAAACTTTGTTGACCTCTTTGAAGAATGTTATGAGTACGCTCTACCGCAGCGTGAGTCTTTTTATTATGAAACTGCGGGTCAGCGTAGAGATGATAAGATCTTTGACGAAACAGCGGTGGTTGGCGTTCAAGAGTTTGCTTCGAGGCTCCAATCGGGATTAGTTCCAAACTTTGCACGTTGGGCAGATTTAATTGCAGGATCTGAGATACCAAAAGAAGAGCGTGACTTTGTAGACAATGATCTTGATGAGATTACTGAATATGTATTTGAAATACTACAGAACTCAAACTTCTCTCAGGAAGTACATGAAGCATTCATGGATCTAGCAGTAGGTACTGGTGTACTGTGTGTAGATGAGGGTGATGCAATAAACCCTGTTACATTTTCTGCAATACCATTACCGCACGTTGTTTTAGATACTGGTCCTGATGATAAGATAGATCATGTATTTAGAGAAAGAAAAGGTATCAGAAACTCTGAGATAATAATCTTGTATCCTGATGCAAAGCTTGATCCTAAAGTACAGCAACGAGCGCAAAGAGACCCAGAAGGCAAGTGTACTTTACTAGAGATTCTCTGCAAAGATTACAGTAAACGAAATGAGGAAGCATACCTTCTTTATGTAATAGATATGTCTACTAAGACTTATATCAAAGAACAACAGTTTAAGGGTGTGGGGTCTAATCCTTATGTTTGTTTTAGATGGTCTAAGTGTGCAGGAGAAGTATACGGCAGAGGCCCATTGATTAATGCCCTATCTGCTATCAAGACTACCAATCTTACTATTCAGTTAATCTTAGAAAATGCACAGATGGCTATCTCTGGCATTTACCAGATGGATGATGATGGCATCATTAACCCAGATACTATCAATTTAGTCCCTGGCACGATAATACCAAAGTCACCTCAATCGGGTGGATTGCAGCCAATACAATCGGCAGGAAGATTTGATGTTGCTGATATAGTTTTAAGCGATATGCGCTTGAATATAAAACGCGCACTATACAATGATATGCTAGGAAATCCAGATAGAACTCCTGCATCTGCTACAGAAGTTGCTGAACGTATGGCAGATTTGTCACGCAGGATAGGGTCAGCATTTGGTAGACTGCAAGCTGAGTTAGTGCAGCCTGTTTTGCAAAGGGTGATTTATATTCTTAAGAAGCAGGGGCGTATAGAAATGCCTACTGTTAATGGTCGAGAAGTAAAAATAAGATCTTCCTCGCCTCTAGCGCAAGCTCAATCTAATCAAGACATTACCTCCGTTTCTAGATTTCTAGAACTTGTTAATACTTTCTTTGGTTCTGACACAACTAACGTATTAATTAACTCAGAAGAGACTGCCATTCACCTAGCTAAAAAGTTTGGTGTACCTGATGGGTTGATTCGTGACGCAGATGAGCGTAGAGAGATAGTTGCAATGATGCAGCAAATGCAACAGATGCAGCAACAGCAACAATTAGCAGGGCTACCTATTGCCGCAGAATAGTCACATTGGTTTAGACGGAATAGCAAGAAAGAAAGCAGAAGAAGATAGAATTAGCCTTAACTTTGGCTCTTTGTTTTCCGAACCTACTGGTCAAGAAATTCTTAAATACTTGCGTAGTGTAACTATAGAAATGGTTAGTGGTCCTAATATTTCTACTGATGAGTTGCGTCATTTAGAGGGTCAACGTTATTTAGTTGGCTTAATAGAACGTCATGTCCAAAGATCACATAAGGTAAAGAATAATGAATGAAGAAGTTCAAGAAGCACAACCAACAACAGAACTACCACCTCAAGAGCAAAGAGATTTTGTAGTAGCAGAGGATGTGGAAGCTAAAACAGATGATAGACCAGAATGGTTGCCAGAAAAATATAAGTCTGGTGAGGATCTAGCTAAAGCTTACAAGGAGCTTGAGTCTAAGTTAGGCACTAAGGATGAAGATATTCGATCTGAGGTGTTAAAAGAAATAGAAGCAGAAAGCTTTAAGGATAGACCAGATAGCGCAGGAGATTACTTACTGCCTGACTATGTAGACGAAGAAAGTGCTATCGATAGTGATGTTCTTAAATGGTGGGCAGACCATGCATTTACTTATGGCTTTAGTCAGTCTGAGTTTGAAGAGG